ACAGAAACTTCTGATCGTGCTTTCGAAGAAGAAGTAATGCTATCCGGTTTCGGTACAGCGCAAGTAAAACCAGAAGGCACTGGCGTAAATTACGACAATGCTACTGAGTCTTTCACTGCGAGATACACTCACGAAACTATAGCTCTTGCTTTTGCGATTACTGAAGAAGCAGTAGAGGACAACCTTTACGACACAATCAGTTCTCGTTACACAAAAGCATTAGCTCGTTCAATGGCAAACGCTAAACAAGTGAAAGCAGCTAACGTATTAAACAATGCGTTTGATTCATCTTTCACTGGTGGAGACGGTGTAGAACTATGTTCTGACGCGCATCCAACAACTGGCGGAAACATCAAAAACGAGTTATCAACTGCTGCTGACCTAAATGAAACATCTTTAGAGCAAGCACTGATTGACATTGCTGGATTAACTGACGATAGAGGATTAAAAATCGCTCTTAACGGCAGAAAATTAATTATTCCAGTAAACCTTCAGTTCACTGCTGAAAGACTGATGAAATCTGGTCAAAGAGTTGGTACTTCTGATAACGATATCAACGCTGTAGGTAGCATGGGAATGATTCCAGAAGGTTATGTAGTTAATAACTTCTTAACTGACACTGACGCATTCTTTATCAAAACTGATGCACCTAACGGATTAAAACACTTCCAAAGAGCGCCAATTACCACTAAGATGGAAGGCGATTTTGAAACTGGAAACGTTAGATACAAATCTAGAGAGAGATACTCATTCGGGTTCTCTGACTTCAGAGGTATCTTCGGTTCTCCGGGAGCATAATTACTCTTAACTTGTGGGGGCTATATGCCCCCACATTACAACTAGGATAACTAGTTATACTGACTGCCCTAGCAGACGCTCGTAGAGACGGTATAACTTTACTTACGAGGTAAAAATGGCTAATTCAACTTTTTCGGGTCCTATTAGATCTGAAAGCACACTTAAAACTGTTAGTAAAAACGCTACTACTGGTGCTATTACTGAAGTAACAACTCTTGGGGATGGACCAGTAAGTCTTTCTGATGGAGATGTAACTCTTACAAACGCAACGCACAGTGGAAGAGTTTTACTTGTTCCAGATGGAAGTCAAGATAACACATACACACTACCAGCACCAATAGCTGGATCTGTATTTAGATTTGTTTATGCAGGTGGAGCGGCTGATGCTACTGATGCAATCATCGTTACTCCGGGCAACACAAACTTTTACATTGGTGGAGTTTCTTTTCATGATTCTGACAATGCAATCAGTTCAGTTTTCTCTGATGGTAACTCTAATAGTAGTATTCAGATAAATGTACCACAAGCATTTGACATAACTATTATTGGTAAAGACTCAACAAACTATCAAATTTTTGGTAGTGTAACATCAGCGACTGCACCAGCATTTGCTGATCAGTAAAACAATATCGTGGGGCTTCGGCCCCACACTGTTAATTAGGAGATAATATGAGTGACGTAAAAGCGAGTGTTGCATTAACATCTGATGGTAGATTACAAGGGTTTATTGGTGGCAGTGCTACTAATCTTGGTCCACTAAGAATTCATTCAATACAATGTCAATCAAGTGCAGCAGATGGTGAAGTAAAAATTTACGACAACACTGCGGCATCTGGTGATATTAAAATTCATTTAAAATGGGGTACAGCAGCTAATGAACCTCTAGTAATGAGTTTTGAAGGAAATGGCGTTAGATTTGAAACAGCAGCTTTTGTTGATGTGACTAACTGTGATTTTGTTGTAGCATACTATAATTAAAAATGATACGAAGGTCTTCGATGCCGCAACAGATATCTAAACCCGGTCAAAAAAAGAAGTTTCTTAAAAAAAAGAAAAAGAAAAAACAAAAGGTGAAGAATGGCAACGTCAGGTACTAACACTTTTGATTTAGATGTTGATCAGATTATTGAAGAAGCATTTGAAAGATGTGGGATTAATTCTAGATCTGGTTACGATTTAAAAAGCGCAAGACGTTCTTTAAATATCATGTTAGCTGAATGGGCTAACAGAGGTATTAATCTTTGGACTGTTGAACTTAGAACTAAAACATTAACAGGAAGCACAACAAGTTATACACTTGATAGTGATCTTATTGATATTTTAGAAGCTGTTATATTTTTATCTAGTGATACAACAACTGATATTGAGGTTGATAGAATTAGTAGAGCAGAATATTTGAACATCTCACAAAAGTCTCAAACAGGAACACCTGTACAATACTTTTTGGAAAGAGGAGCTTCAACTCCTACGTTGTATTTGTATCCTACACCAGATGGTGCACATACTTTTAAATATTATGGTTTGACAAAAATACAGGATGCTGGTGACTATAATGATCAAGTAGAAGTTCCTACAAGATTTATACCATGTTTAACTTCTGGTTTAGCTTACTATGTGTCAGTTAAAAAAGCACCAGAGAGAACACCTTTACTAAAACAATTATATGAAGAAGAATGGCAACGTGCTTCTGAAGAGGATAGACCACGTTCCAGTTTCTTTGCTACACCAGAGCGAGGATATATTTAATGGCACATGCATCTGGTAAATACTCAAATGCAATATCTGATCGCAGTGGTATGGAGTTTCCTTACAAAGAAATGGTCAAAGAGTGGAATGGTTCTTTGGTCCATAAATCTGAGTTCGAGCCTAAACATCCACAGCTTGAAAGACAACGTCACGCGGCTGATGCACAAAGTATAAAAAATGCTAGACCAGACAGACTAGAACCAATAACAGTATTTGTAGGCGGCGCTGGTTTTTTTGAGTATAATAACTCTATGGAAAAGAGCACAAAAAATCCACCTTTTGTTGGATTGAGTGTGGGTAATGTAACAGTGAGCACATCATAATGGCAACAACTTATTCAGAACTAGTTACACAAATAAGAAATTATACAGAGGTAGATAGCAACGTTTTATCTGACACTGTAGTTAATGATTTTATTGAACATGCAGAAAACAGAATATTTAGAGACGTTGATTTAGATGTTTTTAAATCACATCAATCTGCTAATTTAACAGCAAGTAATGCTTTCTTATCTTTGCCGGGTGGCGCGTCTCCAGATCCAACATCGCTTGGAACGGTGAGGCACATGCAAATATTTGCACCTTCTGGAACATCAAGGACATTTTTAGAACAACGCGATATTAGTTATATGAACGAATATTGGCCGGATAGAACTTCTACAGGCACCCCTAGATATTGGGCTTGGTGGGATCATAACACAATTTATGTTGCGCCAACGCCCGATGTAGCGTATAACGTAGAATTAGGAATTACTAGATTACCAACAAGACTGTCTAGTAGTAATGCAACCTCTTGGTTGGGTAATAATGCTCCTGCACTATTACTTTATGGATGTCTTGCAGAAGCCTTCAAATTTTTGAAGGGACCAGCAGAAATGCTGCAATTATACGAACAATCATATCAACGGGCACTTCAAGAACTTGTTATAGAACAACAAGGAAGACACCGAAGAGATGAATACATGCACGGGGCGTTACGTACTCCTCTGCAATCACAAAACCCATAGGAGGATAAAACATGGCTATAACTCAAGCTGTATGTACAAGCTTCAAACAAGAGCTATTGCAAGGTACGCATGATTTTACAGCGTCAACTGGTGATACTTTCAAAATAGCATTGTACACAAGTTCTGCTTCTTTGGATGCAACTACAACTGCTTTTAGCACAAGTAACGAAGTTTCTGATTCTGGAACGTATAGTTCTGGTGGAGGAACTTTAACTAGCGTAACTCCAACAACGTCTGGAACTACTGCTATTTGTGATTTTGCTGACATATCTTTTACATCAGCTACAATCACAGCAAGAGGTGCTTTAATTTACAACAGTTCTGACTCTAATAAGGCAGTTGCTGTTTTAGATTTTGGTGGTGATAAGACATCTACAAGTGGAACCTTTACAATTCAGTTTCCAACGGCTGATGCAAGTAACGCTATATTACGTTTAGCATAGGAGAATAAATGGCTTTAGTCATTAATGATCGTGTAAAAGAAACAACAACTACCACAGGCACAGGAGCCGTTGCTCTTGCTGGTGCGGTAACTGGCTTTGAAACTTTTGCTGCTGGTGTAGGTAATAGTAATACAACGTATTATGCTATTGTTCATCAAACAGAAAATGAGTTTGAAGTTGGTCTTGGTACATTAGATGGTGACAGTTCTGATTTAACAAGAACAACTGTTATTTCTTCCTCTAACAGTGACAGTGCGGTTGATTTTGCAGCAGGTACAAAAGATGTATTTTGTACAATACCTGCAAGTAAATTAATATTTGAAGATTCTAATAACGATGTAACAATAGGTCGTAACTTAACTGTTACTGGTGACTTAACTGTTACTGGTGATGATATCACCATGAATACTAATACAGACACTGCAATCATGGTGGCTGACGGTTCAAATTTTAATCCTGTAGTGCCTAGCGGTGATATAGGACTAACAAACGCAGGCGTGTTTAGTATTTCAAGTGGAGTTATTGTTAACGATGATATTAATGCAAGCGCTGCAATAGCAGATTCAAAATTAGCAACAATTTCTACAGCAGGAAAAGTTGATATTGGAGCTTTAGAAATAGATGGTGCTACGGATATTGGAGCAGCATTAGCAGATGCTGACTTGTTTATTGTAGACGACGGTGCTGGTGGAACAGAACGTAAAGCTGCTGCTTCAAGAATTAAAACATATGTAGGTGCTGAAGCTGGATCATTTAGCATTGACAATTTAGATATTGATGGTGGCACTGATATAGGTGCAAACCTTGCTGATGCAGATTTATTTGTTGTTGATGATGGTGCAGGTGGTACAAATAGAAAATTAGCCGCTTCTAGAATAGCAACTTATGTAGGTGCTAGTGCAGGTGCTTTTTCAATTGATAACCTAGATATTGATGGCGGTACAGACATAGGTGAAGCATTAGCAGATGCAGATTTATTAGTAGTAGATAACGGAGCTGGTGGTACAAATAGAAAAATGGCAGCATCAAGACTTCAAACTTATATTGAAGGAAAGATCAGTGGTGATATAACAATTTCAAGTGGAACAGCGGCGATTGGTACAGGAGTTATTGTCAATGCAGACATTAATGCAAGTGCGGCAATCGCTGATTCAAAACTAGCGACAATTTCAACAGCAAACAAAGTTTCCGTAGACGCTGTAGA